TCTTCTCACGATTTAAGTGCTATTATATTTGGTCAGACAGGTCAAACTTCGGGTGATGAAATTGGACATCTTGAATTTTGGACTTCTAATTCGGGCGATAGTGGGAATACAGAAAAAATGCGTATTACTGATAATGGTACTGTACGAATTAATAATGGAGTAGCATACTCTATGCTCAATAATGCTGGAAATGGAACGCTTAATAGTTTATGGGCTGGTGGAAGTGACCAATTAAATATCGGAAATGATGCTGGTTGGGAGAGTATTAGATTTCTTCCGGGAGCTGCTGAAAAAATCCGTATTACTCCTATTGGTCATCTTGGAATAGGATGCACTCCAAGTGATAGTTATCATCTGCACATTGAAGATAGTTCTTCTCCAATAATAGCAGTTCAAGATACTACTAATAATGTAGTAGCATTTATGAAATCAGATAACGATTCAACTGAATTTGGTTCATTATCAGACCACAATATGGATTTAAGAACAAATAATACTGCTAGACTTACTATTGATACTAGTGGAGGTGTATATATTAACGATGATTCAAATTCAAAATCCACTATAGGTCTTACAATAAATCAGGGTGGAAATGATAACGAAGCATTTGCTTTAAAATCAAGTGATGTTGCTCATGGAATGACCGATTTAACAGAAACAGATACATACTTTACTATAAGTAAGGCAAGTGCAGGAGAGGGTGGTGTAAATTGTCAAGCTTTTGCAGATAATGTAGAATATGCATATTATATACAAGGAGCTACTTTAGCTGGAGCAAATACTGCAAAAAGCACAAGTGCCGCTGCAACTATTGTACTATCCGCAGCTGTTAAGTCGAGTGCTGGAAGAGGCGCTGTAGGTTCTGATGGAAATTGTGTATCTATTAGTAATTTTAATACAACAAGGTTTATTTTTGATGGTGAAGGTTCTGGTCACGCAGATGTAGAATGGACAACTTACTCTGATGGAAGATTAAAAACTGATAGAGAAACAATACCTTATGGATTAGATGAAATAAATAAATTAAAACCTCAACGATACAAAAGGCAATCTGGTGGATTTGACGAAGATGGTAATCTGGTTCTTGAAGATAATAAAAAAACAGAAATTGGATTTATAGCTCAAGAGATTAAAGAAATTATTCCAGAACTTGTTAAAGATATTGATGAGTCAGAATCTTTGTATTCTCTTAATGATGGTAAGATTGTTGCTGTACTTGTAAAAGCAGTACAAGAACTATCAGCAAAAGTAAAAGCATTAGAAGATGCGTAAAAAATTAAATATAATATGGAGTTGAAAAATGGCAATTAAATGGTCGGTTAGAGAATTAAAATATGAATTATCAAAAGATGGTAAATCAAATGTTGTCACAGGCGCTTATTGGAACGCTGACGATTCAAAAGAAATAACAAAAGATGGTGAAAAAATAATATATCGAGGTAGAGAATGGGGGACTGTTGATTTTGATTCAGATAAAGTTTCTGAGACAAAATATAAAGATGGTGATGATATACCTGAAGGTAAAAAAGTAGGTGATGTAAAAACAGAAGCGAAAGACCCTTGGAAAGATAATGCTTTTATAGCTTACGATAAGCTTGATGAAGATACAGTTGTTGGATGGGTAAAAGCATCTCTTGGGGATGACGAGGTTAAGTCAATAGAAGATAGTATTGCAAGTCAAATAGATGCTCAAGAAAATCCAACTACAGGAAAAGGAAAGCCTTGGTAAATGGAAAAGGTTAAGATAACAATCTTTCCTTCTTTTATTAAAGGAATGTTTACTGCATTTACTATTATTCTTTTAGGAGCTATAATGATTTTTGCTTGTGAAGATGTAAGAATTGGTAAGACGAAAGAAGAATTAGCAAAAGAAATGTTTGAAGTAGATTCATTACTTAGAACAATTCATATGGAAATGGATAGCGTTGCGATGGATTTTAATAGATTGTATATAGATGCACAGCGGATTAATAATGGTAGTAATTGATGATTGAATTTATCGTTGGTCTTTTTTTTGGATACGCTCTTAGTGGAGCTGATTTAGGAGAGCCAGTACCTTCTCAAATAATCACTTATTCTGATAGTGGTAGAGTAGTTAAGATCTACAAAACAAGTGCTTTTGATTATAGATATTATCCTAATTCTTATGAAGTTAGATGGAATTCAAATAATCATAATTACTTTGAGACTAGATATCAACCACCTAGAGTATATTCTAAAAGCGTGGTAATAAAGAGAAAACCTAAAAAGCCTAGTGGTGAATTTAGAAGAAAAAAGGGTGGAGGAAAAGGTAAAAAGAAGTGAATGGTGGGAATATTATTCCAATATTAATTATTTTTGCAATATTCGGATACCTAATGTACTCAATAAATAAAACAAGATGAAACAAGGAATTAGTACAGATAGTCAAATACATATAAGTGTAGCTTTATTAATTAAAGCCGCTATTTTAATTACTGTTGTAGTAGGGAGCTGGTATCAAGCGCAGATGAAGTTTGCAAGCATAGAGAGAACATTAGAAGATTTACATTCAGAGGTGATTGTTTTAACCTCTAAAGTTGCAGGTATGGAAAAAGAGCATATCGAAGAATTAGAGACACAAAAAGTGGCTCTTGAGGAAGAAAACAAAACTCTAATGCAAAGATTAGGGTTAAAAAGAAAATAGGGAGATACAATGGCTAAAAAAGAAAAAGAAAAGTCAGTAGTAAAAATAGATGATAAAGATTATGATATTGAATCTTTATCTGACGAGCAAAAAGCAATGGTCAACCACGTAGTAGATTTAGATAGAAAGCTTCAATCAGCTGAATTTAATCTAATACAATTAAGGTTTGGAAGGCAAGCGTTTGTAGACGCTTTAAAAGCTTCTTTAGAAAAAGAAGGTGAAGAGAAGCAAGACCAGTAGAATAATGGATAAAGCCATAGTCTCGGCTATGTTTGTTGAATCTATTATTATTGCTTTTAGCGTAAAGGAAGATATGTATTTTCCAGTAGCTCTTGGAGCTCTGGTTGTAATCGGGTTGAGAGCAACTAAGAAAGTATTAGATGATTGAAACATATGCCGAGTATGGCGCTATAGGTGTTATTGTATCTCTATTTGTTTTTATGATAATGAACTTAATAAAAAGTCAAAAATTACAAAATGAAGACTTGGATCAAATTAGGCAGGCGATTGCAAAGTCTGAGACTAAGATGGCCAATGTTGAGTCTATTGTTTTAAAAATGTTAGACAGATGGAATAAATCTGATGACACTAGTCAAAGACATAGAGAAGATATAGTCCGCGAATTAAATGACGTGACAGATGATTTAGCCTATTTAAAAGGTAGAATCAACGGCAAGGCATGATGAGCGTGAGCGACTACAGAAATGAGACCACTGCAAAACTTGTCAAATTAGACGAGAGGCAAATAAGTATTTTTAAAACTTTGCAAAGAATTGAAAAACATTTAGAGAAGTTAAATGGACAAACAAGTAGAAATAGCGATGCTATCATTATGTTTAAAACATGGGGCTCAGCAGCTCTCTTGATTGTTCCTATTGTAGTAACATTAATAATGAGGTTAATACCATGATTGATTGGATTCAAAGTAATTGGATGAGTGTTGTAGGTACTGTCGCTGTAATTGGCGGAGGTATGTACATACCATTCGTGAGAGGGTTAGTTTTAACTGGCTTTAAGACAATGATTAGTGAAAAAGTTGTTAAAAAAATTGCTATTCAAATAGTTGAAAAGCTTGTTAAATCAAGTAAAAATAAATTAGATGATGTTTGGTTTGCTGAATTTAAAAAGAAGGTAGATAATGCCTAACTTTAGCAGAAAAAGTAAATTAAAACTATATAGTTGTGATGAAAGATTAGTGGAACTTTTTAATGAAGTTGTAAAGAATTTTGATTGCACAATTATTGAAGGACACAGAGGTCAGAGGGCTCAAGATGAAGCATATAATAGAGGAAATAGCAAAGTTAAGTTTCCGAATGGTAAGCATAATAAAAGTCCCAGTATTGCTGTTGATGTTGCTCCTTATCCTGTTGACTGGGATGATAGGGATAGGTTTCATTACTTTGGCGGCTACGTTCTTGGAATTGCTGAAAAGATGGGACTCAACATAAGATGGGGCGGAGATTGGAACCAAGATACAAAGACCAAAGATAATAAATTTGATGATTTAGTACATTTTGAAATAAAGGAATAATGCCTAAACAATTTAAAACATATACACGCTTTGAAGGTGGTTTAAATACCAAGACCAATGCTCGCTCTATTCAAGATAACGAACTAGCACAAGCTAATAATGTTACCTTGGATGAGTTTGGAGTAGTCCAGAATTGCGGTGGGGTTTCTACGGACAGCTCAAACTATGCAACTAGTAGTGTTACTGGTTTTGTAGCAGGATATGGCTTGTTTCAAGCTAAATTTGACTATAATGCCAGTAGTAACACTCCAACAGTTGCTACTTTTGTAGCAGATACAAATGCTAGTAGTGATACAAAGATAGATGTTCTCTTTGCTGGGGGCTCTTGGTCTACAGATGCTATTGATATGGGTTCAAGCTCAGGTGGACAGATAATCTATCATGTTGCTGATGGCGGAGTAAGAATTTGTGATACAAAAACAGCTAATACTGGTAATGCTATAAAGCATTATACTAATATTGAAAGAGGTGGAGGATGGTCTGGACTAACTCCAGGTGGAACCGCATATCCAAGCGCATATCAAGCTACTGATGTTAAATTGTCTAAGCCAACAGCTGGGATTGCTAGTTTAAATATATATTTTGATGGAGTTAATAGTGGCGGAGGTAGCTATACACTAAATTCAGACACATCTACTATATTTGAGTCTGCTTCAATTGGATCGGCTTTAAATGGAACTAGTTTTACTGATGCTACTTGCGATACTAATCATACTTCTGGAAGCGGTTCTTCTTTTGGAGGAAATCCAAAAATTGTGCAAATGGATAGTACTGCAAACATTCGTGTTGGGATGTACGTTACTGGAACAGGAATAGCTGCTTATTCATATATTACGCAAATTGATAGCGCAACCCTTTTTAGGGTTAATTTAGATACAACAGCTACGAATAGCAATCAAACACTTACCTTTGATGGTGGTCAATATTTTGCTATTAATAACGATAATGATGGGGTTGATGCTATTCTTGAAAGAACAGATGATAATACGGTTGTAACTTCAGACGGTGGAGCTAATTGGAATGATGCAAGTCATACTTGGAATATGTATCCTCCTTCTGGGCAAGGATGGAACCTTGATATAACTGTATCAAGTAGTGCGGGCTCTTGGATTGCTGGCACTTACGAATTTGCTAGTACATTTATATATGACAATACTCAAGAATCATTACCGTATGAAATGGCTGGAACTGTAGCTATATCTGCTAATGATAAATTAACTTGTACTGTTTTTGCAACTGAATTAGCTGGTGCGGATTATAATGGCAATAGTAGATACCCAGGTAGAGTTACTGGTGGAAGGATATATTCTAGAATAGCTGAAAGCGATGATGAATGGGTACTATTGGGAGATATTAATATCTCTAGAGGATGCAGACCTTCCCTGTCTGGAAGTTATGTAGCTTGGGAAGCTGAATATTCAAGTGCTCCTTTTGTTAGGTCTAGATTTGTTAGTAGGTCTATCAACGCTGATACCTACGAATCG